ATTTTGCCCCCTGAAGCCTCTGTGAAGGCCGATACCCCAGCGCGGTGAGTATGACCACAGACCACGCTTAAACCATGCCTACGGGCTGCCCCAAGGGCTGTAAGGCCTGCATTGGGGTTGATGCCCTGCTCATCGCCGTGAACGGCTACCCAGCCCTTTTGAAAGGCATATGGCTTCTTGTGATAAGTGATGCCTAGTTCATCAAGTTTAAGAAACTTCTCAAAGCGTAACTCTGGCAATGCTAAGAATGCCGGTATTTTTTTCATGATCACGTTGTAAAGTCGATCTGTATGATTGCTTCTGATCATGTGCGCTTCTTTAGAATGCTCGACCAAAGACCAGAGAATTTCTACTGCTTGATCTCGATCATCTCCAAGGGTCTGCTCGAACCAACCTGGCATTCCTTCTGTCCATCGGCTGATCTGTGGGAGATCGATTTCATCTCCCAAAGTAATGACGCTATCGGGGCGGTAAGCCTTAATAAAACTTGCAACATTGCGTACTGCTACTTCGTCATGATAGGGAACTTGTAGATCGGGAACGATTACAGTTCTTTTCATTGTTAATCCTCATCGTCATCGTCATAAGGGATACGGTCGGGAAGCGGCGGCAACCAGTTAGGTGAAGGAAGGATTGTCGCTGGGTAAGTAGCTGGTTCTAGCAAGATTGCCAATGCCATCTCAACATCGAAGCCAGCCCTACGAAGCGATTTGTAGTACTCGTTAAGTCCGATGCAGTACTGATCGAGCATTGAGTATGCTTCGAGGTCAATTACCTTCTTGCGTGCCATGGCTTTATTGTGACTTATCACATAGGATTTCGTAGATTTTATCTACGCGTGTCTCTAAACGATTTATTGCATCTTTCATGGACGAGCCGCTATTGGGCTTCAACTCCGCTAAATAGTGTTTGATCATGAACTGGAGCATCGCAGTAATGCCACCCAGAACCGTCACGATCGCTACTGCAAGTGCAGCATAATCTTGTGCCGTCACTTTTTAGGAGTGGCATAGCCAAAGATACCGGCAACGATCGAGCCAAGGATCGCACGATAATCGAGTGAGAAGTTAGAAGTAGTGCCCCATACTGCTAAGAATGCTCCGATAGAGATTATTGCTGGGTGCTTCATATTCATTTAGTTGCTCCTAGTAGTGGGATATTAAAGAACGAACCGTCCTCATCACCTTTGCTAGTGAAAGATACGTGGCAATGATGGCGGTGCTGATTGATGCCTGTATAAGTTCTCCAACGCCAGACGCTTTTAGCGGACGCGATCTTGCCATCAAAGATGATGTACGAGATACGTTTATCAGACTTTGCCAATGCACGAAGTTGATCTGCCACATCGGGCATGATGTCCGGCTTGGCTTTGCCGGATAAATCGCGGTCAACATCGATGGCACGTACCCAGCCTTGCTCATCTGGATTATGGTCAGACTTACGAGCTGAGTGCCGACTATCACCGATCCAGCCGTCCGAGGTACGATCACGATCGCTGAAGCAGTCATCGAACTGTTCACGAAGTTGCTTCCCTGCCGCGCATAACTTGGCTTTCATGCCAGTAATAGAACGGCTTCCTCGGCTGTAATACCAAGTTTTTGAAGCAATACTGCCTTGGCTTCTAATTTTTGATTTTCTAAAATTAAAGCGTTTGCTTTTTCATCTAACATTTTTTTATGCTCAGAAAATTCAGCATCATTCATTTCACGAATTTCATCGTCAATTTGTATCAATGGCTTTGTCATTGTCATTCCTAACTGTTTTGGTAACCATAAACGCGGATAGTTCCGCCTGTCATCGATGCGCTTGTGCTTATAACAAAGGCTGTATAACTCGAAGCCACTCTGTGCGTTGCAACTGTCGCGCTTGCTTCATCTACATAAGGATAGGCAAAAGTCATCATTGTGTATTTTGACAAATAAGGATTTACTAAATCGGCGTCAAACATGTGACCATTTCCAGAATAAGTCATTCCTGCTCTTAGAACAGTTGAGCCATTGTTTGTGGCTCTGCCGCTAACCGTTCCAGTCGAATAAGCAACTCCAGCCCCGCCCGCGTAATATGCCGTGCTTGATCCACTTAATTGAAAAGATAAAACATCATCAGAGTTTGAACTCCCACCTGTGATTTGTATTTTGTAAGAATCATAGGTTGCCGAAAATGCGTCTGTTACTGTCACGCTTGAAACTGCTGTACCGATTGTTTGAGTTTTAACCAAAGTTAGACCAGCGGTTGCGGCGGATGTAGCCCATTTTATTCCAGTTGCAGCGGTCGAATCGGCTGTTAGAACTTGACCGTTTGTACCAACGCCTAGACGCGCATCGGTTGTTGAATAAGTGTATAAATCACCTTTAGTAGTCAAAGGAGATGCAGCACCCCCAACATTTACCCACGCTGAGCCTGAGTAATACTGTGTTGCGTTGGTGTCTTTTAGATAGGAGATCATGCCTTCAGCCAACACGCTCGCCAGAGCCGTAGTGCGAGCGGCGGCATCATCAAAGACCATAACGGTCTGCTCCTGAAGGTTGTTATTTACTTGCGCCGCAGTGAGAATATCACCTGTTGCGTAAAGTTTGTATCCTGCACCTGCCATTGTTATCTCCTAGTAAGCCAGTACTGAGGTACCGATTATACCTTGTACTGCGCTGTTTAATGTGAACCCATCGGTTATAGGCTCAAGCGTGGTCATAGTTACTTGCATTTGATTTGGCGTAATGTTCCAAGCAAAGCCTTGGCATTGAAGCGTTTTAACTATTGTTGAACCGTCTGGCTGGATATTAGTAATTTTTAACGGGGTAAAATAGTCAATTCCTAAAATCGTTCCAGTTGGAACTGAGCTGTCTAATAGATCGACCGTCATTGCGTCAATGCGGATCGTTGTCTCTTGTCTTGTTGCCACGTATATCTTGGCGATATTTAGAGTATCTGCATCGGTTTGGGCAACTAGGTTTTCTTGGTTTAACTGGTGAGGGAAATACTTAGCGATTGAAGCTGCATTTTCTGAGACTTGCTGAGTGCCACCTACGCGGGTCATACCGGCAGAGTTAATAATCAACGTATCATCAAAAGCAAAGACTAGGTTTGAGTAAGGAATGCCGCCAGTCTGGTTAAACTCAATTGGAGTAGCACTTGCGGAAGTGATCGTATTTGAGCGGTTCTTGAATACTGCTGTTCCAGAGCCATTAAAATAGAATGCGCCTTGTTCCGAGAAAGCCGCATTGAAAATAGCATCTAGCGAAGTTCTAGAGGTTGCTGGATCTGCAATACACGTAGTTGCACCAGTATCCAGAGTTCGCATGTTTGCAGGGAATTGGACTTGGTCAAGAATCTTGCCTATACGAGTTCCAGTATTTTGCCCCGCTGTTGCACCTGCTACGGTTGTAACTGTTGCTTGCTGCATAAGTCTAAAGGCATCTGAGCAAACCACGTCAACATAACCTAATTCTTGACCCTGTGGGTATGTATAAATGTATTCTGTTGTATAACCTGAGAATAGAAAATAAGAAGTTCCCGCATAAGTGGCAGCAACTCTTAATTTGCGAAGTGGTGTAAGGAATGGATAATAAACAGAATTGACGTTCTGGGGATTCCATGAGCCGTCTGTATCGATCACGCGAACGGTGCAGGTGCCAGCCTCATACTGATCACGCATGATATTGCGTCCGCGTCTAATGCTTATTTGGCGAACATCTGGCGTTAAATCTACTACTTTGTTAGTTATTGCAGAACCTAAAGTTGCAGTTCCTAATAAACCATATTTGGCATCACCAAGGGTTAGCGGGGTTCCGAAGGTCGCTCCCGACGAGAAGTCGAAGCTGACTGTTATCTGCGCTGGAAGGCTCACCCGAAAAACGATCCTTTAAGTCTGCCAATAGCAGAAGGAGAACCAGATAGAGAGTTAGATAGCAAGCCATTACGGACTGCCTCAACTAAATCGGCTTCTGATACTACAGAGCCAGCAACATAGACGTTAACGTTGCCTGCTGCATCTGCTCTGGCTGAGACAGTCTTGCCGCTAGTAATCATCTCCTGAACTGCTGGACTAAAAGTTCCTGAAGTGTTGTTGCCAGCAATAGACATTGGAGCAACTGGAGTTACGCCAGCAATGCGGCGAGCCTGTGCCTCAATCATGTCTAGGTAAGAAGCCCAAGCAGAGAAGGGATTGCTTGCCTTTGGTAGATCGGCAAGATAAGCAGCTAGTTGAGTTGATAATCCTTGAGCCTTAGCAAGTTCTCCAGCAAGTTTAGAAGCCTCAGAAGTATTGCCGGTCAAGATCGCTAGTTGCAATTCTAAACGCTTGCGTTCCTCATCGGTGATCTTGCCCTTGAGTGCAGCAATAATCCCTGCTTGAGTTATATCAAATAAACTGCCAGCCTTTTGAAGTGCGGTTTGTTCTTTAATTGCGGCAGTCTGCTTAGTTGTAACAACTAGATTTTTCTTTGCTAATGCAGCAGCTTCTTTCTGGTATTTAGTAGCAGCCGCACCGCCAAATTGTCTGCGAGCAATCTGATCCTCAAGTCTAAAAGCAGCGGTAACTCTTTGATATTCAGCAAAGGCTTGTTTAGGAGAAAGATTAGGGGCAAAGAATGCGCTAAGTGCGGCAACAGTTCTGCCAATACCTACGAATAAATCGCTGACTACAGTAGCAAGTTTAATAATTCCAGATAACGAACCAGCCAACCCATTATTACCGCCAGCAGAACCAAGAGCCTCAACTAAACCTTTGCCTAAAATTTCTTTAGCGTTGTTACCAGCAACAGTAATTTTATCAATTGAACCAGCATAAGTATCTGCGGCTGCTGCCCCTTGACCTTTGAACAATTCTTGCAAGCGTGTTTGTATTTCCTCGAAAGACGATGAAGTTAACTCGGCTTTAGATAGACCAACACCTAATCGACCAAGTGCTTGAGTCTGACCTAGATAAGCCTTCTGGAGACTTTGTGTAACTTGCGTAACACTCTTGCCAGTACCGGCACTTATATCTAATGCAAGGCTGAGTAAAGTTTGAGACTGGGTAACATCTGAAGTGGCTCGGAGCAACCTATCCATGGCTGGGCGAAGTTCGTCATCAAGTATGCCAGTTTGCATTTCAAGTTTTGAAATATAATCATTAACTATTTTGGCATTTCCACCATAACTAAGTCCTAAATTATCTAAGGTTTTACCCAAAACTTTAGCTGCTCTATCGTCCTCGGCAAAGGCTTTGACGAAGCCGACTAAGGATCGAGCTGTAAAGGTTGCGGCTAATGTTGCACCTAATCGCTTTACGCCTTTTTCAAGACCTGCCGTTGCTTTATCAGCCTTCTTAAATGCTTTAGCACCAGTAAACTCAGATCCAATATCAATTCTTAATTTTTCGTTACCCATTGTTGCCATTATTTAACCTTCGCAGTCTTATTAAACTTATCGGCAGAGTTAAAAATCGCTTTAAGTACTGCGCCCTTCGCCTTGCCCTGATCTTGAGCATAGGCTCTAAACATTGCTCGACCCTGCATCATTTGACCTTGACCAACCATTTGTCCGTCTAGTCTTGGAGTAAAGCGACCATTGATGCCAGACTTGCGACCCGCTGTTTCATAGATCGCACCGGCGGCAGATTTGTTAAGAATAGAAACTAATGCCCTAAAACCTGAGCGATTGACTTTACTAGGAGTTGTTTTGTATCCAATGCCGCGCTTTGCAATAGATGAATCAAAGGCTGCGCGTTCCCACGCACCTTTTTGATTGGCAACTAACCAGCCAGAAGGAATGTCGTTATTGGCAGGAATAAAGCCGCGTGCATTTTTAACAACTGGCTTTAAGAAATTGCCAATTTCTTTAGTGGTTTCTTTTGCTAGATCAGGAGTAAATTGCTTTAGAGCCTTACGGAGACTAATTGCGCCTTGAACGCTTGTAGGCATCGTCTTGCTCCTTTGTTCTATCCTTCAGGGCTTGAAGTAAAGTCCTGAACATTGTGTGATCTAGTTCAATTAAAGTTTGGGGCGAGAGTCCTGTCTCAAGCGATAGTCTCGCTACAAGATAGGTGAAGGACTCCCGCGTTACTCCAAAGGGTCATCGTCTAAGACCTCAACTCGCGTCAATGTCTCAAGAAATGACTCTCCGAAGGGTTTAACGGTTTCACCCGACCGACGGATTGCTTCCCAGCAGAGCCAATAAACATCGGTCTGCTTTTCATCATCTCTAAAGGCTTTATGGAAGCCCTTCTTTGCATACTGCTCGAAGGCGTACTCGATCGCTGGTGTGATCTGGTACTCGTTAACGCTTCCGTCTGCCCTT